GGTATATGAATAAACCATATTAGCTGGATCTACATAATCAGTAACTATCCCTTCAGCCTTATTAAAGGATGTTTTAACAGCTCCAATACCGATAGTAGTTAAATCGTGTGCTAATCGCTTTTTTGTTTGATCATACTTGTTAAAAGCAAGCACATTGTTTATAACTTCTTCTTCTGCTATTTCTACATTTTGTTTGTAGGTCATTTGAAGATGCACGTCTAACTCTTCTTTACTTTCCGGAAGATCTTCTAGATTTCCAGTACGCGCCATATCCATTCCTAATTCCTGCTTTATATTTTCAAGCATAGGTTTAGTGTTCATATCTTGCTCTACAGCAGCAGCGTAGTCAGTCCTACTTTTTACAGAAAAAGGATCTTGAGCAAAAGCGTTTATGTCGTATGACTTATTTGACATCCCGTTTACAACAATATCTACAAACTTTGATATTACAGCAACAGGCTTCCAATCTAAATTAAGATATGACAAATCACCGTTTATAGATAACTCATCTTTGTACTTCTGTACCGGCTGTTCGCCTCTTGCATATAATCTAAGTGAATGAAAATTGTTCCAATTTGTTAAGTATCTATTACCTCCAGATCTACCTTGGTTAAACCATTCTTGCTCAATAGCTTGAGAAACTTGTAGGCCGTAATCTCTACTTGCTTTTACCTCATTGCTTTCAATTTGGCTAGGAAATGCACTGTTAGTGTTTGTGTATATTTTCATTTATTTTATTATTTTAGACAAAGAACCTCTATTGTCAAACTTTTTAAATCCTAAATTGTAAATTTTCTTATGCACAGGACTATTCGGTGCGTATAAATTTTTATTGCAAGCCATTATAGCTAGCCCTGAACTTATAGAAGCATCGTGCTTTGTCCTGTTGTTTATATTAAACTTAGCCCAATCTTCAAGTGTTCTTTGAAAATACATATCACCGTAGCCCGCTTCATTCTGTCCTACGAAAGTTTCTATGTATGTTTCTATAGCAGCAGCGTGAGCTTGTTTAATGTCTTCACTTGAATTAGGAATACCACCTATTTCTCTTTCAGTTACCGATAATTTATTGTATTTTTTATCTGGTCTATTCATAGAGTAACCTCTATACCCTCTTCTTTTAAAATGATAGAGTAACCTAGGCTTGTTGTTCTCTGCTAATATTGGCATACCGTAAAATACGCAGGCCATTAGTACATCTTCGAAAAATGTTTCAGCAGTTTGCGGTCTAGCTATATACTCTAAAAAGAATCTGTTAGGCGGAACATCTTCCATACTAAACTTAGTTAAACCGTGCAAAGCTCCGTTAGAACCTCTATTGTCGACTGTACCTGATATATCATAACTGTCACACCCGAAAGCGCCACAATGTTCATTACCAGGATATTTTGTATTACCTTTTGTTATCACTCTGTTTTGTAGCTCTGCCGGTGGAACCCAAGTAATTTTAAATCTACCATTTTTGTTAGGCATGAATAAAACCTTAGAATCTTTTACCCCGTTTTCCCATTGAAAGCTACCTGTTGTAACTATCGAGCTATTTCTTAAATCCTCATTATAATCTACTTGTTCGTATATTTTAGTAAGATTAAATAATGATTGTTTTGTTTCATCTCTAAAAGCATGCTGCTCTGTTCTTGGAAACTGACGGTAGTATTCATTTAAACCGTCCTGGTCACTTTTTAAACCATCAACTTCATTTTGCCAATAATCAATAACCCCTTGATCTATTAAGTCCCCTTGCGGTCCCTCAATTGCCTCTTTCGGCGTGTTGAATACAGGAAATCCATAAGAATCAATGTATCCTTCGTAGTTCCATTCCATAGGTATGAACAAACTATAGAGTCCTGAACGAGTCTGTCCATTGGCGTTTCTTTTTTCGACATCTGAATCATAATAAAGTTTTTTAAAATTCTCTCCTCCTTTGTCTAAAGCGTTTGACGTTGAACCCATCATACACTTACCTATAATTCTAGAACCTAATCTTAAACAAGTTTTAGTTACCCTCCAGTTGTTTAATATATTTGTAGGTCTTTCCCACTTTCCACTTTCATCGTGTACTAGTAGTTTTAATTTTTCACCATCGTACGAGTTGTCCCCGGTGTTCTTCCAGTCGATCGTGGTGTCGAGACCGGTAATCTCCTGTAGTTTCTCGTTGGTGTCAAGTTTCTTACGGGTAAACTTTGATGCGGGTACCCTGTACGCGAGTTCTGTCTTCGGCCTGTCCATACCGTCCTGGATTGGTTTGAAGAAGAAGGGGTAATTAACTGAGATGGGTACGACCTTATCAGTAAACATCTTTTTGGCGTCTGGCCCGGACTTTGATAAAATGCCAAATCTTGAATCTGTGGATATTGTTGCCTGGTTAACCGTCTCACCTGATGCCATGAAAGAGAAACCTGATCTTCTGTTCTTAAGATAACACATTCCGTAACACCGTTGATCTGCTTTACAAGCTTCCCAGAATAAATAGAATAATCTGTTTGATTCCCTAAAGTCTGGCTGCCCAACATCAATTTTGGACCACTGCAAGTACATGTAGTTAGTGCCAGTAATATAAGTAGGCTTGCCTTTGTTAATAAACCAAAAACCTTCTTCACGCCTTTTAAACTCTTTGTCAATATAGTCATACCATTTTTCTTTAAATTCAACCGGATATTCATCCCAATCAAATACTGATTTAATTTTTTTTAATTCCTTAGGGTATGGCGTATGCGTCCATTTATCATTTTCAAATACAACAGTGTTGTTTTCTTTAGGTAAAGCAATTTTTAAACCTTGAATATCATATATTTCACCAACTTCCCCTGTGCGACTTATAACGATAACATCGTGTTCTTTGTTATAACCGTAAGTCCACTTCTTATACCTATTCAATCTATTGATTACTTTAGGCTTTACGTAGTCTTTTAATACTGTTACTAAACTTTGCTCGTACATTATCTAGACCTCCCTTCAGCAAATCCTCTAAAAGTTTTTTCTTCTTTAACTTCTTTTGGATTATCATTTAACAAAGCCTCTTCCTCTTCTATTCTATTTAGTATTTCAAAAGCATCGAATATAGCTAACTTTTTTGTAGCAGCCGCGTTTTTTAATCTATCAGCCGTTATATCGTCTCCAGAATCAACAATAGCTTCTTTAGCTACCTTGATTAATTCTTCAACCGCTTTTTGCCCAGCTTGGATTATATTCAACTTCGTCTCCTTGGTGTTCATATTTAATTACAATATCATTAGATTTCATACAATAAACTCTTTGATCGTCTATAATAAAATCCCATTCACTGTTAGGCGTAAAACCTACTACATCCCCTGGGCTTATTTTAAGCGCATCTAAGGACTTATTACCGTATTTTAGTATACCAATAAGCTTTTGCTCTTTATCGAGCCTTAGAGAGTCTTTATTTTTCAAAGGCATTACAAAACATCTATCTCCAAATGATTTCCAATCCCCTGTATTCTTATACAAATATATTTGATCAATAGCGCAAAAATACAAATCGTCTTTAAAAAATGATCTACTATTTTTTTTAACACCTTTCATGTCGTAGAATACTCTAAAGACATTATGATGTATAACTATTATGTCACCTTTTTTTATATTTGTTTTAAAAGCTTTTGGTGTTTCAACTACAATAGCCAAGTTATTTACTGACTTGAAGCTTTCTATTTTAGTATTTAAAACTAAAGTTTTATCACCGAGCTTTAATTCGTTTTCGTATCTATCACCTAAAGGTTTGATGATAAAATCGTACAAACTCCTCATTAGTATTCCAGGTCATACTCAACGGATATTGCCATGTTAGAGTTAAATTTCTTCCACGGCATAACCTCGTCTTGTTTTTTTATAAAGATACTGTATGAGTTCGTAGAATTGTCGTGCAGTATGTCGGATATTATGTGTCCTCCATAAACTTGCTGCCCTACAGAATAATGCATGGCATCATTCTTGTAATCAGAACCTATACTAATTTTTCTTATAATAGAGCTCATTAGTCTACAACTTCAAGCGTTTTTGTTTCTAGTTGTTCAGCTTCTTCGTAAGTACCATCAACTAAGTTTACAGTGATGTCTCCATACTGTTCTTTTAATTCAGATTTTACACCTTCCAGTGTCTTCACTGATTCAAAGTGCGCACCTAGAAACTCTGCTTTCTTTGCTTCTAAAAAACCAATCTCTAATAATATTGCATTAATTTTTGATTGACCTTCTTTAACTAATTTTAGTTGCTCTTCTGTTATTTTTTTTACTTCTGACATTTTATTTAATTTAATTGTTATATTGTTATAGTTACGCTATTTATTCTGAAATTACTTCTTCTTCTTCAATTGGTGGTGGAACTTCTGCATTTCTAGGAAATCCATAGAATTGATGTGCTGAAGCATCACCTGGATAAACTTCATTTGATCCAAAGTCTAAGTCGTCTGTACTCATAATATCATAAGCCCATCCTGGGTAATACACAGGTGGAGTTATTTCTTTTCCATCTGGGTCATAAGTACCAGGTGTTTTTACTACTTTACCAATA